CTCTTGTTACCGAGTGGGTTAAAGGACGAACGCTTGACGAAGCCGCAGCTCTTAAAAATTCAGAGATTGCTGAAGAACTCGCCTTGCCACCAGTCAAGATTCACTGTTCTATTCTTGCTGAAGATGCTATAAAAGCCGCAGTGGAAGATTATCGTAAAAAACATGATCTCACTCACTGATGCTGCCGCACGGAAAATACAACAAACATTGGCACGTCGTGGTCATGGCGTGGGCATCAGAGTAGGTGTAAAAACCACAGGTTGCTCTGGGCTTGCTTATGTGCTAGAATATGTAGACACACCACAAGACGCTGATCAATGTGTAGATTGCAACAATTGCCGAGTATACATTGATCCCAAGTCCTGCCCATATCTGCAAGGTATGATCATAGACTACGTGCGCCGAGGACTCAACGAAGGGTTTGAATTCCGCAATCCCAATGAACGTGACCGTTGCGGTTGCGGAGAAAGTTTTAGAATATGAAAATACAACATGCTGACGCCACTGTGCTGGCAGAATATGCTCGGCATCTCAAAGGACTGTCAGAAGCAGATCGTTATACTCGGTTCTGCTATGCTATCAAAGATGAAAACATTGATAGATTTATTTTGTCGGTGTTGTACAATGCCGACGATCATCATTTGTTTACTGCAACAGTTCAAGATAAAATTGTAGGGTTTGGGCACTTGGCCCGTGAAGGCACTGATTGGGAATTGGCTGTGAGTGTCAATAGTGATCAACAAGGTCGAGGCGTGGCCAACAACTTGATGGATCACATGATTGACTGGGGCAAAACTCGTGGTATACATTCAGTGTTCATGCACTGCATCGTACAAAATCAAAAAATTCAACATCTAGCTCGCAAGCATGGACTGCGCCTGATAGATCGCGACGGAGCAGAAGTCACCAGCCGAGTTGATTTGCCCCCTCCTACACCACTGGATTACACAGCTCAATTTTTACAAGAACAACAAACTATATTAGAACAAATAGTGGATTTACAACGTAGAATGATTAAAAATTTTAACCCTATTACCTATACCAAAGAACACACACTAAACCGATGATAGTTTCAAAATACAACTACACACCTCTCAGCAGAACCACTGTTGAAGGCAAACGACATTATTGTTTGCCAGACGGCAGCAAAGTTCCCAGCGTAACTACAATTTTAGATCGAACCAAACCAGCAGATCAACGCGAAGCCTTGGCCAACTGGAAAAAACGTGTGGGCGAGCAAAAAGCGCAGGAAATCACCACAGAAGCAGCCAGTCGCGGCACACGCATGCACGCCTACTTGGAGCACTATATTCTTCAAGAAGACATGAAGCCACTGCCCGGCAACCCTTTTGCTCATCCCAGCTGGTTTATGGCAGCAGAAGTCATTTTACAAGGTCTGTGTCATGTTGACGAATTTTGGGGCACAGAAGTGCCTGTGTATTATTCGGGATTGTATGCAGGAACCACAGATTGCTTGGGCCTGTGGAAGGGCCGTCCTGCAATCATGGACTTCAAGCAAAGCAACCGAGTTAAGAAAAAAGAGTACATATCGGACTATTTTATTCAACTTGCTGCCTATGCTGCGGCACACAACGAAACCCACGGCACTGACATTGATCAAGGTGTAATTTTAATGGCTGTGCAGCCTAAACAGTTACCCGACGGAAGTTACGATAAACCCCAATATTTAGAGTTTGTGATTGAAGGTGACGAGTTCAAATACTGGTTAGACGAGTGGATGAAACGTGTGGAGCTATACTATTTGACACGCTAAATATGTGATAGAATCCAAGGATTATCACTGTGGCAATTGTACAAATTTCAAGAATCACCCAACGCAAGGGTTTAGCAATAGATTTACCTCAACCCCTGGCTGGTGCAGAGCTAGGTTGGGCAATTGATGAGCGTAAATTATACATCGGTAACGGTGACATAGCAGATGGTGCTCCTGTTATTGGCAATACAGAAGTTCTCACAGAATTTTCTGACATCCTAAGCTACGCAACTGAATACACTTATCGCGGAGATGCAGCGGGCTACACTGTACAAACAGGTGCCACAACAGGAACGCCAGTAAGCCAAAGTTTGCAATCTAGACTGGACAGCTATGCAGTTATCACTGATTTTGGCGCCACAGGTGATGGTGTTACAGATGTCACAGCTGATATCAATCGCGCATTGTATCAGATTTTTTGTAGAGACACAAACCCTGCAATTCGTCGTAGTGTTTTCTTTCCAGCTGGAACTTATATCATCACAGATACATTGTTGATCCCACCATATGCCAAGTTATATGGAGAAGGCGCAGACAGCACCATTATCAGTTTCAACGTGCAACCTTGGACAAACACAATTGCCTATGCCAGTGGAGTTTTGGTTGAAGACAGCGGATCTTACTATAGAAGTTTGGCCGCAGTACCTATTGGCACACCAATTGGATCAGGAACATACTGGGCAGCAGAATCTCTTCCTGATTACATGTTTAGAACCACAGACAGTTTGCAACAAACTGGTGTTAACATCGGCACCGGTGGTGCATTGCCACCGGGGTCAGTAGAAATGTCGGGAATGAAATTTGTTGCCAACACTCCTACAAGTGGTGCCTTGGTTGAAGGTGCTACTGATTGCACCTTTGGCACTATCAGTATCGAAGGTAACGGAACAACCACAACTTTAACCACAGCAACTGACGACAATTCTTGTATTCGTTTTGCAAATGCTGGAAGTTATGTGGTAAGCAATATTATTTGGGATAGTTGCCAATTCTCTAACATGGTTTGGGGCGTGGAAACTGACGAAGCCATTGAAGCGGTAACTGTCAGTAACAGTTTGTTTGACACCTTGTATCAAGGTGTGTATCTTGGTAATATTGTAACACCGCCAGTGGGCCCAACTGGTGTTAGAATTGTTCAAAACAAATTTGATAACATCTATGCAGAAGGAGTTAGTATTGTTGGTGTGAGTCTCAATGCCACAGCATATAACACATTTTATGATGTTGGAAATCATTTCAATGGTCTTACCAATCCAATAACTCCTGTGATTGATATTGATGCAACAAACAACGTCAGTGTGGGAGACATGTTTGCCCGTACAACACAATATTCTGATGGTTTGCATCCAAGAATCAAACTCAATAATTCAAACAGTATTGCGTTGGGCATGAACGTAAACAACGTTCAACTTTATCAAGACAATGTTGTAGATTTAACTCTTGCCAATCAGTTGGCAGTTGGAACATATCAACGCATTGCTGGTATTCAAGACGTAATTACAGACAACATCACTGCTAACCTTGCCTACGTGGCTGGAACATACGTCAGTAGTTTTAAAATGGACTACACAATCAGTCGCGGAGACTATCGCAGAACTGGAACATTGACAGCAGTAAAAGGGCAAGCAGCCACTGGCACAGGGTTTGTGTATGCCGACGATTATTATGAAAACGGATCAACTGGTGTGACATTGACAGCAGCCGCCGACGGCGCAAATGTGCGAGTAACCTATACTTCTACCAGTACTGGTGCAGACGGAACAATCAACTACTCTATATCTAACCTCGGTTAATGTGGCCTCGAACCTTTGACGAAAGGCTTGCCAGTTGGACTCAACTCCGACAGCAGGTCGCACTTGCTGATCCTGAATCAGCACTGATTGCCATCAACAGTTGGTGGTTTCAAACTCCATGGCGTGCATACCATTTGCACTGGGACGATCAAGCAGATTGGCCCGATCCGTGGCAATTATTGAGCGATAACTTGTATTGTCCTCTTGCGAGAGGGCTGGGAATCCTGTATACTATAGCATTGCTGGATCGCCCTGACATGCAGGATACGGTGCTTGCAGAGGTGGGTAGTGACAATTTAGTCCTGATCAACAGAGAGAAATATATATTGAATTGGGACTTGGATACTATCGTAAATACCAACCCGAGAGTATTAAACTTTCGGCACAGCGTGACACAAGAGCAAATAAAACAACAAATTAGGTAACAATGAAGCAAATTACAGTAGAAAAGCGCGATGGAACTCGCGAGCCATTGGCGTTGGAAAAATGGCAGGCACAGATTGCCAAGGTTTGTGCAGGCATAGCGGATGTAAGCCAGAGTATGATTGAAATCAAAGCTCAACTTCACTTTTACGACGGCATCAAAACCACAGAAATTGATGGTATTACACTGCGAGCAATTGTGGACTTGATTGATGTAGAATCAAATCCTGATGTAGGGCATACAAATTATCAATATGTAGCAGGCAAGCAACGTTTGAGTATGTTGCGAAAAGATGTATACGGTAGTTACGAGCCTCCACATCTCTATGAGATTGTGAAGAAAAATGTAGAGGTTGGCCTGTATACACCAGAACTTCTAGAGTGGTACTCAGAAGATGACTGGAATCGCATGAACGACATGATTGATCATGCCAAAGATGAGCAGTATTCATATGCAGCGGTGGAACAATTGATTGAAAAATATCTTGTTCGCAATCGCTCAACAAAGGAAATCTATGAAACTCCACAAGTTAGATACATGGTGGCAGCGGCTACTGTTTTTCACAAAGAAGAACCAAACTCAGCTCGCATGCGCTATATCAAAGAGTATTACAACGCTGCTAGTGATGGCCTGTTTACTTTGGCCACTCCTGTTTTGGCAGGGCTGGGAACGCCTACCAAACAGTTTAGCTCGTGTGTTCTCATCCGAAGCGATGACGACCTGGATTCTATATTCGCCTCAGGTGAGATGATGGCCAAATATGCCAGCAAACGTGCAGGCATTGGTTTAGAGATTGGACGTTTGCGTCCACTAGGTAGCCCCATTCGTGGCGGCGAGATCATGCACACTGGCATGATTCCTTTTTTAAAGAAATGGTTCGGGGACTTGCGAAGCTGCTCGCAAGGCGGTATTCGTAATGCTTCAGCTACAGTTTTTTATCCCATATGGCATCACCAATTCGATGATCTTATTGTTCTCAAGAACAATCAAGGCACGGAGGAGACGCGAGTCCGACACATGGACTACGGCGTGGTATTATCTGCTTTCTTTTGGCGTAGATTTAAAAACAAAGAGCATATCACTTTCTTTGACCCCAATCAAGTTCCCGACCTCTACGAAGCATTTTATAAGGATACGGCCTTATTTGAAGAACTTTATGTCCGGTATGAAGCACGATCTGATCTCCGCAAAAAGACTATGTCTGCTGAAGAAGTCTTCAAATCGGGTATACTTAAGGAGCGAACAGACACTGGTCGCATTTATCTAGTGTTCATCGACAACGTGATGAATCAAGGACCATTTGATCCTGAGTATCATACAATTTACCAAAGTAACCTCTGCTGTGAAATTCTATTACCTACTAAGCCATTTAAGCGTCTTGACGATGATGCTGGTCGTATCGCTCTCTGTACTCTGGGCTCCATTAATTGGGGAGCATTCCGTAATCCTGAGGATATGCGTAGAGCTTGCCGCATCCTTCAGCGTAGTCTATGCAACATATTGGACTACCAAGACTTCTTGAGTATCCAATCGCAGCTCTCGAATGACGAAATTCAGCCGCTTGGTATCGGCATTACTAATCTTGCTTACTGGCATGCCAAGAGAGGACTGCAATACGGTGACAAAGACGCTTTGGCCGAAGTTAAGTCTTGGATGGAACACCAGGCTTTCTACCTTACCGAAGCAACAGTTGAGCTTGCTAAGGAGCGAGGCCGTTGCAAAGATTCTGACCGCACTTACTACGGTCGTGGTGTCTTTCCTTGGGAGAGACGTAGCGCCGGGGTCAATGAACTCACGGACTTTTCACCTGAACTAAACTGGGAAGGTCTACGTGCTGAAATGCGAGCCTATGGTGTGCGTAATGCAACACTGATGGCCATTGCTCCTGTGGAGTCCAGCTCAGTGGTAATCAACAGCACCAACGGTATTGAAATGCCCATGAGTTTGATCACAGTGAAAGAAAGCAAAGCTGGTAGCCTCACACAAGTTGTGCCTGAATATCACAAACTCAAGAACAAATATCAAATGATGTGGGCACAGAAGGACTGCGATGGTTATTTGAAAACAGCAGCCGTGTTAGCAGCCTATGTGGATCAATCAATTTCCACAAACACATTCTACAATCCTGCACACTTCCCAGATCGCAAAGTGCCTACTACGCTGATTGCCAAGAACTTGATGCAAGCGCACTACTGGGGATTGAAAACATTCTACTACAGTTTGATCAACAAACAAGGTAGCAAACAAAAAGACGAAGTCTTGGTAGACTTACCTCACAACATTGAAATCATGGAAGAGGAAGACTGCGAAGCATGTAAACTCTAAGGATATCAATGAAAAAACGCAATTACACACAGGAAACAGTTCGCAAACTACAAGGTAGCGTACAAATTGAGCACACACTAGCCAAGCGTGGTGCTGCTCAATTACGTGCCTTGTTGGCCACAGAGCCATACATCAACACCCTGGGCGCCTACAATGGTCAAATGGCTGTACAACATGCCAAGGCCGGACTCAAGGCAATTTATCTATCAGGTTGGCAAGTGGCAGCAGCCAACAACACAGCACTTCAAACCTATCCAGATCAAAGTTTGTATCCTGTGAACTCGGTGCCACAAGTAGTGCGAGGCATCAACAATGCATTCCGTCGCGCTGACCAAATTGAGCACTCAGAAGGTAATGTAACAACAGATTATTTCTTGCCCATTGTGGCTGATGCAGAAGCCGGCTTTGGTGGTGCATTAAACGCATACGAACTAATGGCAGCAATGATTGAAGCTGGTGCAGCCGGTGTTCACTTTGAAGATCAGCTGAGTAGCGAAAAGAAATGCGGACACTTAGGCGGCAAGGTATTGATCCCAACAAGCCAAGCCATTCGCAACTTACAGGCTGCACGACTGGCAGCAGACGTTGCTGGAGTCGACACAGTTATCATGGCTCGCACTGACGCAGAGTCAGCAACACTGATTACATCAGATCACGATCCCTTGGACAAGGACTTTATTATCAATGAACGCACTGAAGAAGGCTTTTACAAATTTAAAAATGGCCTTGATGCTTGTATTAGCCGAGGTCTTGCTTATGCCCCTTACGCTGATCTCTTATGGTTCGAAACTTCAACGCCTGACATTGCACAAGCTAGAAAGTTTGCAGACGCCATCCATGCTCATTACCCTGATCAAATGTTGGCCTATAATTGCAGTCCTAGTTTTAATTGGCGTAAGTTTTTGAGTGAGGACGAGTGCGAAACATTCCAACGTGAACTTGGCGAGCTTGGCTATAAGTTCCAATTCATTACCTTGGCCGGATTCCACTCAGTGAACCTTGCTGCATTTGAATTGGCAGAAGCATATCGTCAACGTGGCATGGCTGGCTACTCAGAAATGCAACAACGTGAGTTTGCTGCACAAGAGCGTGGCTTTACCACTGTTCGTCATCAACGTGAAGTGGGCGTGGGCTACTTTGATTTGATTTCAGAAGCAGTGGGTGCAACAAGCACAGTGGCCAACAAGAGTTCAACAGAAGCGGATCAGTTTCATTGATACGTAAGTTCTGGAGATTATGGGCAAAGGCACTAGGCGAAAAAGCCGGTGCCACAAAACAAGAAGCGGACCGGATTGCTCTGATTCGTTCCGCTATTGTGTTATGCTATATAATAACCAACCTGTTTATTGTAGCAGGTGTAATAAGGCATTGGTAATATGAGTAAACAACAATATAATTTAAAAACAAAAACTGATTATCTACAACGCAAGATGTTCTTGGATCCAGCGGGTCCTGTTACCATTCAACGCTTTGAAGAAGTCAAATACAACAAGCTGGTCAAGTTTGAACAAGAAGCTCGTGGATTCTTTTGGGTACCAGAAGAAATTTCATTGACCAAGGATGCGCAAGACTTCAAAGATGCCAGCGATACAGTTCGTCACATCTTTACTTCAAACCTACTAAGACAAACAGCCTTGGACAGTTTGCAAGGTCGAGGCCCAAGTCAAATCTTTACTCCTGTGGTATCGATTCCAGAATTAGAAGCGTTAGTTTACAACTGGACATTCTTTGAAACCAACATTCACAGTCGTAGCTACAGTCACATCATTCGCAACATCTACAACGTGCCCAAGGAAGTGTTCAACACCATTCACGACACACAAGAGATTGTGGACATGGCCTCGGGTGTTGGCAACTACTACGACGACTTGCATAGAATGAATTGCCGCAAAGAACTGGGACTTGATGCAGTGTCTGAAGATTCTTATATTCGAGCAATTTGGTTGGCACTCAACGCCAGCTATGCACTGGAAGCATTTCGCTTCATGGTGAGCTTTGCTACCAGTTTGGCCATGGTTGAAAACAAGATCTTCATTGGCAACGGCAACATCATCAGTTTGATTTTGCAGGATGAAATCCTACACAAAGATTGGACAGCTTGGTTGATCAATCAAGTGGTCAAAGAAGATCCACGCTTTGCTGCAATTAAAGCAGAATGCGAAGCAGAAGTCTATGCTATGTATATGGATGTTATCCGTGAAGAAAAGGCCTGGGCAGATTACTTGTTCAACAAAGGTCCAGTGATCGGTCTCAACGCACAGATTTTGAAAGACTTTGTAGACTTTACAGCATTCAATGCACTGAAAGAAATTGGCATCAAGTATGCCGCCGATCATCCACGTTCAACTCCTATTCCTTGGTTCAACAAACACGTTGATGTTTCAAAGAAACAAACTGCCTTACAAGAAAACGAATCAACCAACTATGTTATTGGTGTAATGTCAGATAGTTTAGACTATGAGGAGTTACCAGACCTATGATTGACGAAAAATGGTTTGATGGTGGGTTTGTGACCTACAAACACCCTACCCCTGTTAACTACGAAACTGCCACAGACAACGGCACAGTAGACACGTTAGAAGGCCCAGTGCAATACACAGTGGGTCATAAGATTATTACAGGACCCAAGGGCGAACGTTATCCTGTGAGTCCTATTAAGTTTGCGGCTTACTATGATGACAACGGTGATGGCACAGCTACCCCTAAGAAGATTTTTAAAACAGCCAAACTTGCTGACCATGACGGTGTTGTAAAAGCGTCATGGGGCAACTTGGAATACACACGCGGCAATGATTACATTGTGCGACACGGTGCTGGCGACTATGGTGTTGTTAAAAAAGACATCTTTGCCAAGACATACCACTTACCAAAAGGAAAATAAAATGAAAGCTATTGTATGGTCAAAAGATCAGTGTCCTTTCTGCGTTCAAGCCAAGGCATTGTTAGAAAGTCGTGGAATTGAATTTGAAGAACGTAACATCATGCACGACTGGACCAAAGAACAACTATTAGAGGCTGTACCAACAGCTCGTACATTGCCACAAATCTTCTTAGGCGAAGAATATGTAGGCGGGTTCACAGAACTCAAGAAGAAACTAACAGAAAGCGCATAATGCAACTAATCGCAGAACCAGGTCAAGTTTACACCTTTAAGTTAAACTCCGGAGAAGAACTCATTGCCAAGGTCAAGCTGGCCGGCGTGGACTGGATTGAAATTGAAAATCCAGTCAGTGTAGCACCAGGTCCTCAAGGCATGGGACTTGTGCCCTCAATGTTTACCGCAGATCCTGACGCAGAAATCAAGCTAAATACTGCCAGTGTAGCAATTTACGCCTTGACAGACGATCCTGTTAAGATGAAATACATTGAAGCTACAACTGGTATTAAGATACCAGAAAAGAAATTGGTCTTGGGATAATATGGCAGCAGTTCAAAGAGACGGTGATGCAAACGCAGGAGGCGGGGTAGCCCAAGGAGGCGAACCGTCTGTGCGAATCAACGGACGTCCAGTAATGATTCCTGGACAAAGTGTTACCCCTCATCCGCCGTATCCAAGACGTGGTCGCAATGAGCACAACAACGGAGGTCAGGCTACTGCTGGCGGAGTTAGTTCTGTTCGTGCCGGCGGCAAGCCAATTGTTGTAACTGGCAATACAGATACCTGTGGACATGCACGAGCTGGTGGCAGTCCTGATGTAAGGATCGGGTAATGCCAAGTATTGTGACACCTTTGCAGTTAACCGCCACTGCTTCTTTGCTGGCCAACACCGGATTCAAAGGATTTCCCACAGCATTGAAAACAGCTATTGATACTTTCAATGCTACCACAGTGATTGCAAATTTCATTGCTGCTGTGAATTTTTACAAAGCTCAGTCATTTGCAACAGACAGCACATTGACCAGTTTGTTGAGCATTGGTAGCACTACGTGTCCTGCATTAGGTAACAGTATTCCCACAGGGTATACCTATCTCAACAGCGAGTATCTTGTTGATTACCTTGGCGCAGTGGATGGATCGACCATTGACCCCAGCGGATTTTCCAATCTAATAGAACAAACTTGTGCTGCATTTCTTGGCAACGGAGATTATGGTCGTTTTAGTCAAGGGTTCATAGGTGTACAAGGATACATTGCTACTACAAACAACTTTATCAACAGCTCAGTCAATGCCAATCAATATCTTGGTCCTACTTTTTCTGGCATGGACAGTTTGACCACTGCTGGTATTTCTACTGTGAACACTGATTTAGAAACGTTCGGAGTTGACCTTGCCAAGCAAGGTAATCTTTGGGACATGGGTAATCTTGATTTGTATGGCACTCCAGCAGGATTAATACAACAGCTATCTGCTCTAACTGGAATTCGCAATCAAACTGTGCCTGCACTGCAAAATGCATTGATCAGTGTAGGGCTCACAGCTGACAACATTCGAGATTTAGTAAACAACAACAGAGTAAGGCTCAACAATCCCAACGGGTTAACTCCCAACGAATTTGATAAACTGCAAAAATCTGCGTACAATGCACTGACTTTGGTCAGCAGCGATGACCTTGCACAGATACTTGACATACTTGACGTAACTACACCCAACATTACCAGTTTGGAACAGTTGTTAGACCCTACAAAAACATTTCCGTTGAGTTATCTAACAATGCAAACACCAACTCCCAACGGCCCTGTGCTGATTTTTGGACCCAATGGCGCAGTTAATTCTAGCATTGCGCCGGTGGTCAACTCTTATTTGCCCACTGCCACTGGCTGTGACGAGTTAGGTAAGATTATTCCTCCGGCTGACGCAGTGGCCAACAAGGCCATTGAAGTGGCTCTTAAACAAATCAACAACATACCTAACGTGTCTTTACCTGCGTTGGCAGAAACTGTGTTGGGTTATGTT